GCGTAGTAGGTTTCAAAGTCTAACGTAACAAGGTTCACTTCTTTGTTACTTTCTTTAGTGCTAACTCACCCGCACACGCCATGTAACCACAGGCGTCTATGTAGTTGTCAGGGTTATCTTTGTTGGATTTAAGCCGTGCGATCTTCAGCAGGGCCATCATCACTGCAACATCGGTGGGTGAAAAAGACCATTCATAACTAAAATACTGCTCCCACAGCATACCAATAGATTGAAAGTTATCTTCCATCTCACCGTGCGTAGCCTCACGATCTTCGGTGACGTACTGCTTGGCGGTATCAAGGACACTGCTACGTGTGTATGTACTTTTTTTAGGCGGCTTGCCACCCTTAGTCAGTTCGTAGGCATAGTCAGCATCAACCCCTGCAACCTGCTCAGTTGTATGCACGGGCAACCTAATCTTACCCTTCCAGAAATCATACTTACGCAACTTGCCTACGTATGACGCGCTACACCCAACTTTTTTGGCTATAGACTTATCTGTGTCAGTGCCAAGGGATTTCTCTAACAACCTAAATACCTTATCGCGCTTCTTCTCTTTATTGGCAGTCATAGTTCTCTCCTCATTCAAATTCTGGTACAAACCAGTCATCATCCAACGCCCATAAACAGTAGGACGCTTTCTTCTGGGAACCTAAACGTGATACTTTGGCTTCCCAAATCTCTCCATCGCGGTGCAGCTTGCCCAACGCAGACTGAACCTCGTCATTAGCTGCGTCTAGCTTGGACGCTATCTCAGTAGCCCTATGCGCGAACTGATTGTCTGCTTCAGATAGCAACGTAAGTATGCGATCTTCCATCTTAGCTACCACTACGCGGGGTGTTTCTTCGTCATCATAGGTATCAACAGAATGTGTTACGCTCTCAGCGATAACACCCACAACCTGATACTTAGTTGAGTTAGCCATAGTTGAAGTGTTAGGTATCACCCGCATCTGGGCAAGTGTGCCTTCAGCAAGTTCGTACTTGTTGACAAGGTTAGGCGGTATAAACACGCGCTCTCCTTGGTCTATGTCAACTCCAAACCCACATCGCTTACCTACTAATACGTGCTGCACGTATATCTTTAGTGTGTTTAACATTGTGTACTCTTCTCTGGTTATGTTATTATTTTTATGAGGGTGGCAATAATTTAAACCGAGTTACCTGCGGTCTGCTTTATTGTTGTACTACACCTACAGCCACCCTCACCATTACTGACTTCCCTCGAATTTTATCTGGTAACGTCTAGCCCTACTGATAATTGTTTCTATGGGCGATCCTGTGATCCTTGCGGTTTCTGCTATAGAAAAGCCTTGTTCCGCTAGACGTAGTATAGCCGTTGCAGGTTTTGATCTTTCTATCTCTGACATGCGGGGCTTACCGCTGCCCTTAGTATGCTCCTGCGCTATACCGTAGTTAAGTGATCGACCCCCGCAGTAATCAATCATCCGCTTGTTCTCGGCTTTCGCCAACTGTTTCCACTGCTCCAACGCTGTCAAGGCTCTCTCCTACCTTATTGATACGGTTTATAAGATTGCGTAAATCCGCTTTTAGTTCGCGGTTCTCTTTACATACGCGCTCGTACTCATCACGGTTAATCATGCTAAACTCCCATTTAGTCATATGGACTTGCCCCATGCACGTAACTCGCTAACGTAACGTGTTAGTTCCTCACTCGCTGCGAACAGGTTATTCTTGGCGTTAGGCATCGGGTCTTTAGCGTAAGACTTCTCTTGCCACATATCTACCTGTTGGCGCAAAAACTTTAGCTCGGACTGCTGCGCGGGAGTTAACTCTGCATTTTTATTCATTTGGCATCGCTCCCCAGCTTACCAACAACTCACCTACACCCCCTGCGTTGTCCTCATTGACAACCATGTCCATGCCACCTGCCTTGCGTATTTCTTTTAGGTTTATGTCTTGCAGAGGTGTGGGTTTGTTCTTACCCGCTTTGCACTCAATGCCAAAGAACGAGCCTTTGTAGCACCCTACTATGTCAGGAACACCGCTTCTGCCGTACCCCCCTGTGACGGGGTAAAAATAATAAGCACCCATGTCATCTAACTGTCTAGTCACCTGCTTTTTGACTTTTGCCTCTGGCGTCATAACCATGTGTAGCCCTCCGAAACTGGTTGGAAACTGGTTTAATGGCGTAGAGAATATAAACCCCTACGCCACTACAGAATTAGTTAGGGCTAGGCCTAACTTTCATCACTATATATCCAGTAAGTAACATCGCTTATTCTCCGTCCTATGCCTTCCACCTCTACGGGCAGTGAAGCGTCTGGTATCGTCATAAGCACGGCAATCTTGCTCTGTACCCATGACGGTAGTTCGTGTACGTTTTTATATTCATGTTCTAACTCGCTGTCAACAGCTAAAACGTCTAAACATTTAACTCCTACTGTTTCATCGTGTTTTCTTATACAGATACGATATATTTTAATGTTTGACGCTATAACAGCTTCATACAAGACATTATACCCCCAAGTGTCAGAACCTATCAGGCTGTCGTAATGCAATACATGCTTGAGTTCTCTACGTCTACTGTCTTCCTCTACTACAAAGTTAGGGCTAGGCCTAACTTTAGTAACATAACCATACCCCGAACAATCATCACACATATCGGTGGCGGTTTCTATATAGCCTACGTCTCTGCCAGCGTTGTGAGTGAAGGGGATGTCAAACTCGACAACCCCCGCACCGTTGCATACGTTGCAAACATTCTGTGCCATTAGCCGCCGTAACGACCTAAGTACCAACCCGCGAAGGTCACGAGAATCACAACTAATCCCCACACTAACTTCTTAGGAACACTAAATGAACTAGACTCCGCCGCCTCCACAACAGTATCTTCCTGTGGTGAAAAGGTTAGGGGTACGGAGTTAACATTAGGTTCAGGTGCAGGTGAGTTAGCCACGCGCTCGGTTTTCACAAGGGGGAGCGTGAACTCTGACTGTCGCGGGTCTATCAAAGACACAGCATCCTTACGCATCTTGCACATACGTGCGTCGATAGAACTAGGGCTGCGGCCTAACTGCTCTCCGATATTTCTAGCCGATAGGCCTTGTATATATGCCTCGCGTAGCTTGTTCTCTTCTTTGCTAGTCCAAGCCTTGTTACTGTTAGTGGTTGGTACGTGTGTATAAGGTCTTTTCATTTTGTAGTCTCCAATGTATCGGGGGAAACTCCCCCAGAGAGGAGGAGTTGTTACTCTCCTCCTAAGTTATTAGGCCTAGGCCTAAGTTTATGTCACCACGTAGAACAGGCGTTCATCTGTTCTCATGCCAACACCATCTACGAACTGCCCTACGTCTAGCGTAGTAATGACACCCAGCTTACCTCTAAGGTCATCTGGTAACGCATGATCATCGTAGTTCTGTATAGTTTCGGGAAGCATTCTACGACTGTATTTGGCAATGTCACTGATCTGCATAGCGTCATACACCTGTCTACCCAATCTATCTCGCACGTAGACAAACGTCATGGTCTGGTCTTTGACTTCGCTCTCCAACTCCTCATGCTCACCCTTTAGCTGGAAGTAATCCGCGAACTGTTGCTGCAAGGATATGTCCAAGAAGTTATGCCCTGTCTGCAAGAGGTGCTTCATCTCACGCATGAGATTACTCGCTCGACGCGGTACATAGGACGAACCGAATATGTCATCTGCTATCTTGTCTGCCGCAGCTTTGGATTCTCCCAGTACGTTGTTAAGCTGCTGCGACACACTATACAGTGATATGAAGCCTAACTCAGCGGTAGTAAGCGGGGTCAGGTTCTCTTTTACTATCTTCACCGCTTTGCGGCATACCTCTGTTACCTTCATGTGGTGTTCGTTACGGCCAGAAGAATAGCGGTTGTTTGTTATGCGTGGGGAACTAATAGCATATCTGTTGCTACCATCGCCACCATCGTAGGGATCACCCCACGCTACTTTGCCAAGCACGTATGGGTCTTTGGGGTAGTGCAAGAATAAGGTGTTACCCATATATAACTGCACAAGTCTCTTGGTGGCAGGGTCTTTTGTTAGGGCTAGGCCTAACTCTTTCAAGGCTTGAGGTGGGTTGGGGTTCACCGTGTTACCCGCTAGGTCTGATACTTTTTCGTGGTTGTAGCTCATTGGTTTGTTCCTTCGTCAGTCTGATAAGTAAAGCCACAACGCTTGTTGATGTAGCTGTTGAATTTGGCTCTTAGTTCTTTCAAGTCTCCTTTGTCAGATACTTCGTGTATGTGACTTGTGTGGGCGAACTCGACACCCATGTTTAGGCGCAGGTCATGCTCGTCATCACACAAGATTTCTAAGTATGCCGCAGGTGGGGGTACTATCTCGCTATGATTAAATACACGACCCGCCTGTGCTTTCTTGTGGTTATGTCCTTGTCGTAACTCGTTAACCATCTGTCTGTAGTATTGCCATTCGCCCGTAGGCAGCATGATCACCATCGTGCATACGAACTGCCAGAACTTATCTATGTCAGCTTTGTACTTAGCTTTCTCCTCTGTGTTCACTAGCTTCTTGGATGAAGTGAACGTGTTACCGATAGGCTTCCATCTGTAAAAGTTTGGGGTTTCGATAACGCGTTGGAACGTAAGATATTTGTGGTCATCTTCACGCTGCAAAACATCTCCGAAAGATTTAAATGTGTGTGGGTGCGTTAACTCCTCTGGTAACGTACAACTCTTAGGGAGGAACTGACCGTTTACAAACTGCTTGCCGTTATCACAGCCAAACTTTAGCCCATGAGGTAAGAACCGCTGCAAGAATGAATACCTAGTATTGTGTCCGTATGGACCTGACCCGTTACGGACACGTACAGTCTCTGTCTCATCCTCGTTGCGGGTCCACACGATAGGCGCAAGCATCAAGGCCTGTTCCTCGGTTGCCAGCTTAAACATATTGTTTTTTACCGCGAACTGCGTCCAGCTACTTGTCGCATGGAAGTCGTTTTCACCGTCCATAAGCGCAAACTGTGTGTCTGACACCTTCCAGATACGCTCGCCCTTACGCTTCCGATCTGCTATTGGCCTTATGTCATCTGCTTTGCTGTGATATGTGGACCTGATAGGTTTAGTGTTGGTGTACCTCTCGCCTATATCGCTGAAGGTTCTTAGCCTGTGGCTTTCATATGTCATTACCATCTTAGTCTCTCCCTGCTATTCTTTCTTCATGCTGATCCCATGACAGGTCTACCTGATCTTCTCTCGTCCATACGCTAGGCACACACGTATCTTTCATCTGCGCGTTTAGTTCCCGTTCACTTACGGCGATGTAACCCAAGCCTTCAGGCTTGTACTTTTTGTTTGTGGCATCAAGCACCGCTTGCGCGGCAGTGTCTGCATCGTGCCAGCCTAGGTCTATAACAACCCTGTATTCCATTTCAGTTCTCCTGTTCACCAGTTTCTGAGTTAGGCCCAAGCCTAACTCTTTGTTGTTTACATATCGTGTGATTTGATATGCACGACCTTACCCACATCGGGCTTGGCGTTCTCATTGTCGAGTACGCACCACAGAACATCGTGATCCCAATCACCCCAACCGCCCCACAGATAACCGTCTGTCAGTACGATACTAGCTTGAGGCCTGATGCCATTCTCTTTGAGGTACACAGGTACGCACCGCACATCTGTACCGCCCCCGCCTTGGGGTTGCGTCTGCGCCATGATAGTATCCAGTTCGTGCATCTCGTATGTTTCCACAGCAAGCACAGATGTATCCCAGTAGGTTATGCGTATCTTGTCGGGCGTCACCATATCGCACACGCTAACCACTTCTGTCAGCATCATGTTAATCTCACGGCTACCGATAGAACCAGACGTGTCGATATGCACAGCCAACTCCTCGACGCGCTCACTGATACCGCTAGGCAAGTAAAAGCCTGTTGATATGAACCTACGATTGGGACGCGCCCATGTCTGCATGTCACTACCAGCACAGTGCAGCTTGATGAACTCACTCAAGACTTCACGCCAATCTACTTGCGGCTTGAGTAATTCATCGAACCCGTTACGACTTCCGCCAGAGCCGCTTTTCCCCGCTGCAATCGCGCCTTGTCTAAGGGCTTCATCAATTTGATTCTCCAACTCGCGTTGCTCTTCGGCAGGGATTTCCTTCGCCCCTTCCCAGTCAAGGTGGTCGTGCGTTGTAGGCAGATCATCATCGGTATCATCTCCACTTGCTTTGTTACCACCAGACTCATTACTGTCATCTTCCCCGGAACTCTTAGCTTCACCTGTACCGGGTACAGGCTGACCTTCGGGTGTGTGGGGAGGCTCTTTCTCAGGGAACTCTTTGTTCAGAATGTTGTAGACTTGAGCCGTGTCCATACCTGCGAACCGTTCATCATAGCAGATGCCATCGGGCATTTCGATCCACCCGTCACCACCATACGATTGCCATATCTGATGATTGATCACGTAGTCACATGCTATGTTAGCAAGACGTGGGCGGCGGTCATACAGATGACGCCAAGTAACAGTGTGTCTGTATATCTTGTGATACACCTCATGTATGACAACGAACCTAAACGCTGGATCGTTCAAGGTCTTCATAAACTTGTCACCATACCACTCGTCACGACCATTCGTGCAAGCCGTAGGTACGTGCTGCTCGTCATACGAAACTTCGCGTGTGCCTAGCATAAGCACACCAGCGATTTCTGGTATGCGTGTGAGTATCTTGAAAACGCTGCGTTCTAGCCGTTCTTCGCTAGTTAGCTGCTGACCGATTGATAGTACCATTGTCGTATTCTCCATTTAGTTTTGTTAAACGGACTCAAATAGATATTTAAATCCGTTCTTGTTGAGTTAACTCCATCACCCTAAGAAGTTAGGGCTAGGCCTAACTATACGTCCGCTGCAAACATGTAGTTGTTCTGCAACGCCCACGCCTGATACTTCTTGTTGTTCATAACAACCTTAGTGAAGGCATAGTTCTTCTTGGCGACACCGTTGGCAAACATGCCTTGGGCTTCTTTAGTGAGGCGCGGTAAGTAATCCATCCACGGCCCGATGTAGTCACGCTCCATAGATGCGAGTGTCCGATACACAACCATGCAAGTCGCAGATGCGCTTTGCGGGACGATTGCGTTGTGAGGATCAGTCTTAATGCTCTCGCGTGATGGTAAGTCATCCACCAGAGTAACGAAGGCTGACAGGTTCATCGCTGCGGGTGCGCCGATACTACCAATCAACGCTGACATTAGCGCGTTATGTGACAGGCTGTCTTTGACCCACAACCAATCTGATGCACAATGCAGTGAACGACCTGTGGTGAAAGCATCGCGCTGCTCTAGCGGGTGAAAGATACAGTCGTTGTCGCTAGGGTCTTTGACCTGATTGAATGGCTGCAACCAATGCGGATTGTCGTTGAGGCAACCGAGCAAAGAGGGGTGCCACCCATTGTTGATACCGTATTCGATAGTACCTTCAACGCTGTGTGCTTTAGTCTCTACGACGGTTAGGCGGTTACGTGCATGTGGTGGAAGCAAGTCACCCACACCCTCTGCGCCGAGGTTTGTTGTGGCAAAGACGATACTGTCTTTGTGCAGCTTGTGGCTACCCATGACACGTTCTAGCATCAATCGAAGCATCGCGTTCTGGATGCCACGGTTTTTACCGAACTCGTCCACCATCATAATGATAGGTTTATTTAGGTGTAGGCCTAACTCTTCGTTAGGGACGTACCGCACACAACCAGTTTCATCATCAAGCATCATCACGTTGGGGATGGTAAGATCGCCAAGGTCTTTCGTCGTGCAATCCACATAGCAAGGTGTGTGCGTTGGCATACGGTCTGCTAACGTCCAAAGGACAGACGATTTACCAGAACCCATTGGGCCTTGAAGCAATACTGTGCGCTTCTTACCACCTGCTTCAATCATGTCGGCGGCTTCGTTAAGGTCAATGGCGTACATTGTTTTGGCTTGGTTAGACATTATAGTTCTCCTAAGATGTGATCTCTAGCTGTGCTAAGATCGGTTTGTCCTTCACCACCACATAGGCGGCAATCGGGGTTGATCGTGTGGTCTTGTGTTGGTCGGCACTCAGGGCAGCGCAAGCGGCCCTCAATGTTTTCTGCCATGTCGTACCCCGCCAATAGCGGAGTATGACCAAACTTGTTGCTGTGCGCTTTCGCCCTGCGTGTGTGGCGTACCGCGCTTTCTTTCTTCCTCCGTTTTCTCTCCTGAAACTTAGACTGTAACATTAGCTTCTCCTTAATTAGTTAGGGCTAGGCCTAACTTAGTTGAAGCTAGGCAATGCGGCTATAGCGTCAGCCAGATTGCGCTTTGTCTCTGCCCGTTGGTGTGCATCTTTCTTGAGGCTGTCGGCAGATACACCGCGCAAGCTCTCGTCCAGATGATCACGTATGTCGTTCAGCACGGGGTTAACTGTCACGCCTGTCGATAGCATGTCAGTGAAATGCAGCACGTCTTGGACGCCTTTCTCGTATATCCGCACAGCTTTCTCGTTATCACCCCAATCAATCTGCTTGGTCAGGACTTGCATGGCGTCTTCCAAACGCTTGAGGAGATTTGCCTCTGCTGCTAACACGCGCTGTGCATCGCGCTTGCGTATCTGATCTTGGATAGCCAGCATTGTCTCGCTCTCAATGTCTTGTATCATCGTGCCGCTGTCGGGCAGGAAGTCATACTCAAACCCAAAGTGAAACTGCGCCTCGACTTCCTCGACGGTTGGGTAGTTACCAGCGTCAAACATAGACCCCAGAATGTGCTGCGCGTCATACCTGTCTTGGTCATATACTAGGGTGAAGGCATCCCGCAGCTTGAAGAACTCGTTCTGTTTGCCTGTCATCAGGGTGTGGTATCCATCATTACCACCTACGCCTTGGTAGTTCATGTTGGTCAGGAGCCGTGGGCCACGATCTTGAAACGGCTGCGTCATGGGGTAGTGGATGTTGTTACGGGCGTCACCACCACAGGCCTTGACCGCTTTCAACGCTTCACTGTTGCCAAGCAAATCTTTGACGTATTTGCCAGACCCATGTTTTGCACCTGCTTGCTGCTGCGCGTCTGCTGTTACGCGCTTGTCACTGACTTTACCTGCCCATGTGCCACAAGTGTATGACACCAACATGCAAGATGATGCCAAGTTGGGGATGCTGTCCATGTTAAGTTCGTCCATTGTAATCTCGCTTTCTATAGTTAGGCCTATGGCCTAGGTTTTGGTTTTCACCAGTTTCCACAGTTAGGGCTGGGCCTAACTTTCTATGGTCGTTCAGTTCGTACAGTTTTTTGACCTTTCTTTGGCTATGTGTGGTTATAACACATTATGAGGGAGAAGTCAAGTCCTTTGACGTGTGAGGAGAGATTTAAATTATACGTCTAGGAATAGCCTACGGTGTGGCTCCAATCCGCTTCGGGGTCATCATCCTCAATATCAAACGCACCGTTGACCGCTTTGACGATTTCGTCCCAGCACTCCGCTACCTCTAGGGGTGTTGCGCCCTGCTCGATGATGGCACGTTTAGCCATACTGTGTTCAAACGGCACACTGTATGCACCATCAGAGAACGCCACGGTAAAGTCCTTTACCCATATGACGAGTTCGTCTTGCCAAATTACTTGGCTCATTTGGCTCATTTGTCTGTCCACTTCCTGATTTTGCTATTTGCGAATGGGTTCTTGCCTTCACCCTGAGACTTAGGGTCAGGCCTAACTTCTTTTGACCTCCTGTTTATCAACTCATGCAGAGCCTTCCGCGTTTCGGGGGTGCTACTTGCCTGTGACTCAAACTCGTCAGTCATAGAGATTACCGTCATGTCTGCCGCTACATTCATACGCCTAGGTTTTACCCATGTTTCACCTACCGCTGCGCCGTGCTGTTGTTCCGCTTTGTGCAGGGCGTGAGCCGCCTCATGTTTGATGAGGAAGTCCAGCATATCACGCAGGCGTATGGCCTCGCCCATACCTAGGTCCAGTTCGGCAAACATTTGACCACCCCAACCCGCTCCCTCGCAAGTGATGTTAAATACTGTGAAGTCGTTACCACCTGCCGATGCGGTGTTAGCTTTCAAGGTCATTACTGACCCCTCTTCCAAGCCTGTGAAGGCGAGTACATCTTTAGTCATTACAGTTCTCCTTTGAACGGGTTGATTTCTGGTAGTGAAAAGCAATCGGGGCAGTAGCCCCAATCGCCGCCATTTGTTGTGGGTGTGAGGCACCCGATACACGTATTGTCATCATCTACGTCAAGCACTGCATCCGATATCAGGTGCTTTAGTATCTGAACGTGGTCATCACTCATTGTAGTTCTCCTTAATTAGTTAGGGCCAAGCCTAAGTTTGATATTTGTTGAGGCCTTTGAGGTCGGCCTTGTTAGTGACAAGTGTAGCCCCCTGCTTGTGTGCTATGGGGGCTACACACCACGATGATCGCGCTTGGATCGCAGCGGATTCGCCACAGTCCAAACAGGTTCTATATCCCAACCG